TTTGCATTCATCAATAAGTCAAAGAGAGTTTCAGCACAACAAAATGCTAAAATGAATCGTGAGTTGAGAAGACTTGCAGGTTCAAACTTTGATGCAGAACAAATGTATCAAGCAATGTACAAGTATGGACAAATGCATGCCAAGAATTCAGGTCTAGGTGATACTATGACTAGAGAAGAAATATGGAGAGCATGTGTAGACATTAGAAAGAAAAATCCAGTTAAAGAAGAAGTTAAAGAAAATGTTTTTGATTCTTACAGATCAATGTGGGAAGAAGCAGGTGATCTAAACGAAGAAGTTGCAAACATCACTGTAGACCCTAAAAACAGAATCAACAGTGGGCAACAACAAGCATATCATGGTATGGAGATTGCAAAACAGGCAAGAAGATTTGGACTAAAATCAGCAGTTATGCATAAGCATATTAGAATTAAAGGACCAAAGAAAAAAGTCAATGACTTCTTAAGATTAGTTATTGGCAAATCAACATATGGTGATCCAACAGAAAAAGATATGTCAACACCACAAGTAGACAAGATGTTGACTAAAGGTTTGAAGTAATGAACAAAAAAGAAATCAAAGCAGAAGTAGAGAAAGTTCTTACTACAGACGGCAGATTTAAAGAGTTCAAAGAGAAACTTAAAAAACTAGGGTATGTCAAAAAAGATGCGAAGATGGTTAATAAAATCATGGAGAAAATCGCAGACTTTGGCATGATGTCAGATTCAGGCAACAAAAAAGTTGCTCGTGCAGTAGCACAGAGTAAAAATGAAAAAGACCTTAAGCAGAAACTAGAGAAAATCTCTACAATGGCGAAAGGCAAATATTCAGAGGCACAAGAGGACGAAGTCTATCAACGTGCCTTAGATGCATTACAATCGAAAGCAAAGGGTGTACAAAATAGACCTGATGCATCGATGTTGATCCAATTGAGAAAGTATAAAGATGTCACTAAAGATGGTGAAGTCAGAACAGATGACATGAAGAAAATCAAAGTCAAACGTGATGATGCAGTCAAAGTACATGACACTTTAATGTCAGTTAGAGCACCCGTGCGTACTAAATACTTACAACTTTTACAAAAAGATCAAAATACTTTTAAAAAGACTTTCAATGCTATATTGAAAGTAGCAAACAATAGATAGGAGCAAACCATGGCACTTTGGGGATTATTAGATAACGAAGCATCTAAACCGAAATATCTTTCTGACGATGATAAGGCCAACACATACGGTGCAGATACCGCTGAAGTTGGTGCTAACGCAGGAGTTATTTCAGAAGGTTGGGTGAAAAGAAAAGTTGTTGGTTCTAGAACTCAGTGGGAAACATTAGTTGCAATGTCTAGTGGATCAATGGGGGCAGACGTTGCCGACTTTGATGACGACTCAGACGCAGGAACACCTGATGTTGACGACGATACAGTACTAGCAGATAGTTAAAACTAGGAGAAATTATGAAAACTTTTAAAGACTACATCATAGAAGAAGGTGGTGCACAGATACCTACCGATTCTTCAGTGTTCTTCCAAGGAAGTGCAGGTCTATCAAGTAATCATATTCCTCATGATATTGAAGATGCAGATGTGAAAGGGGCAATCAATGCCGTTCTTGGACATGTTGCAGTTGCAGAATTCTTAAATCCAAAGGCCGCTATTGCTCAAATGGAAGCAAAATTGGCACAACTTGGACTTAACAGACTAAACGTACCATCAAGTGACCCAAGAAATGAGTCACCTGATGTAGAGTTTGGTGAGTCAGGCAACATTCAACTATCATTCTCACGTTATGGTGAGATTACAGGTAAATCAGTAGACACACCTATTGATGAACTTGATAAAGAAGAATATACTGTAGACTTGAACGTTAAGTACGAGCAACTAGAGAGCGGTACTTATAAAGTCTACGGATCTTTAGCATAAGTATAAGAGAGCAATCTCTTATACTGCCTTCGGGCACCAATTTTATATATTATGGGTCTATTTGACAAACTCACAGCAAAAAACTTTTCAGCATATGCAATGAAGCACTATGATGATCCTCAATGTGAAGACATTGAAGATTTTCAAGAAGATTTGCGTAGGTTCAGATATCTGAAAAGATTACTACACAGGTATCATGATCTGGGTGAACTCAGAGAAAGGTTAATGCTTAATCACCTTATCTGTTTATTCAATGTATTTGGTTTTGAACCAACTATGAGAATGCTCAGATTCAAAATAAAAGAAGATAAACATTGGACATCACTGAAAACCTTAATGTTATATTTAGGGTACATAGATGAAAAATGGATGCCCTCAGTTTCTATTGATAAGCAGTTAGTCGAAAGATTAAGAGAATTGTAGTCGTTAAGATTGCATAAATAGTTGTATGAGAGTAATAGATAGTTTAATCGTATTCAGGATTCTACGAATGTTGACCACACCATTCAAGAAGACTCAAGCATATAAGTTTGGGTTTATTGATGAACGTGGTAACCGAATCAAGACACTCAAAGATGAGAACAATCAAGTCATACAGAATAATCCTAAAACAAAAGACGAAAAAGCATCACTCACACCATTACATAGACTTGTATTCAATCTAAAAAAATTAATCGAAAAACTACCATTTGGTAAAACAGCATTCGCCTCATATGCAGTAGCACTTGCACTTTTAAAAGAAGAAGCAAACTTGCCATCAGATCAAGCAGATGAATTGTTTGAAAAATTCTACAGACATCTTAAAGACAACAACAAAGTAGATGCAGATGTTATCAGTGAAAGTATGTCTGTTGGTAAAATACAACTGCAAGATGAGTATAGACTTAGAAGACAAATCAAACAAAACTTTGACGAAGATGGAGAGATAAAAATCTATAAAGAGAAATCTCTAGTAGAAAACGTTAAAGAACATAGTATAGGTTATGGTATCGTAATCTATAAGGGAGAGATAGAATCAGATAGGGTTCTATTCACTGCTGAAGATGTTTATTGAAGAAATACAAAAGGTCGATGAGTTAGTTTTTGCACCTCAAGATGAGTTAAAGAAACCAAAGTACAAAAAACTAAACTTATTCTTAGAAGGTTGGCAAACTGGTGTAGTTTTGCCTCAACCACCTCGTAACTCATCTAAGCAAACACTCGAAGAGATTAGGACCATTCAGAAGATGTACGATGCTACAACTCCTGAAGAGAAAGAAGAATATATGTTAACAGATGTAGATGGTTCTCATTACATCACACAAGTACTCGATGAAAACGATAGAGAGTGGGATCAAAAGAAAATTGATACCATTACAGAACAATCTAAGCATGTCATTCGACATTACAAGAATCATTATAATAGACCAAGACCATTTCAAATAGCAAAAGCACTTGGTATAGATTACGAGAAGTATAATACAGAAACTTCTGGTACACCTTCATATCCATCTGGTCACACATCACAACCATATATGGTAGCAAATTATTATGGTAAAATATATCCAGATCTAAAATATGAATTAAGAGAAGCGGCCGATAAAAGTGCTATGGGTAGAGTTAGAGCAGGTCTACACTTCCCTTCTGATATCAGAGCAGGTATTTCTTTAGCAGATCAACTCATAGAATACTTAGACTTTGATCTGATAAAAGAAGATGCACCCATAAATTCAACTGGATCAGCAGTATCAACTGATCACCCATTGCAACATTCTAAATCATTGTATAGACGTAAGAATGAAAAAGATGCAAAGTCTCTATACAAATTGCTACAAAAACGTTATAATTAAGTATGATAAAGTTTCTAAACTACCTTGCCTTGGTGACCTCAATCGTCATAGCAGGAATCGCGGCATACTTTTCAGTACTAGGAATGGCAACAATCTTTGCTGGTGCATACATGGGTACAGTCGTTATGATGACTGCTTTAGAGTTTGGTAAACTAGTCACCGCGGCATATCTACATCTTGTATGGGAAAAACTAAACTATCTTAAATACTACTTACTCACAGCAGTAGCAGTATTGATGTTGATTACATCACTTGGTATTTTTGGATATCTATCTAAGGCAAACATAGAAACTGCATTAGTTGGTGATGGTAATAATTTAGAATTATCAATACTCGATACACGTATAGAAGCAGAAGAGTCAAAGATACAGAGACTACAAGACAGACTCACAGGACTCGACCTGGTTGTTACCACGGGTCGTCCACAAGACAGAAACTATATCAATAGACAACAGAGAGACGAAAGACAACAGATTGCAGAGGATATCGATGTATCTATTGATCTGATTACACAATATACAGAAGAGAAACTACCGATTCAAAGAAAACAACTTGAGCAAGATAGTAAGATAGGTCCTATCAAATATGTTGCTGAAGTTATATATGGAGATGATGCTACTAACGATATGCTTGACAATGCAGTAAGATGGGTAATATATGCATTGATATTTGTATTCGATCCCTTAGCAGTACTACTGTTAGTATCATCTACAGGTCTTATAGCACGTAAGAAAGATGAAGAAACACCTAAAGTGGTGGAGAACAAATATGTCATTCAAGTGCCAAAAGACAAAGTAGCAAAATTCGGGAAAAAAGACTTACAAAAAGAGTAATATCGTAGTATAATAATACTATGCTATGGTTAGAAAAGAAATATCTTTCTATGGTCTTGTCAAATCTTGATCTGGCAAAATGGACCAATGAAAACACATTGAATCACAGATGTCCTTACTGTGGTGATTCACAGAAGAATAAGTTCAAAGCACGTGGTTACCACTTTTGTGTAGAAAATAGTATGATATATAAGTGTCATAACTGTGGTAAATCTACATCAAGTGTCAACTTTCTCAAAGATAATTTCCCTACTATACATAGAGAGTATATCAAAGAGTGGTTGACAGAGACAGGTCGCAAACCAAAGAAAAAAAAGTTGCCACCTTCGTCACAATTTAAGTTCACCCCACGAACAGATATTCTAAATAAAACTGTACAGTCAGAATCACTGAAAGCAATTGCATTTCCTGTGAATGAAAAAGCAGTTGCTAGAAAGTATTTACTAGACAGAAAAGTACCTGAAGAAAAATTAGATGGGTTATGGTATACAGACAATGCTCAAAATTTGTCATACCTAAACTCTAAGTATAGAAACAGAGTACTTGGTAATGATCCTAGAATCATACTGCCATTCTACGATGAGAATGGGAAACTAATAGGGGTATCAGGTAGAGCAATAAATAATTCGCCTCTAAGATACTTGACTCTTAGATTTCAAGATGATGTTCCGCTCATCTTCAATCAACATAAAGTGGACAGAACTAAGACAATCTATGTGACAGAGGGACCCATAGACAGTCTATTCCTCCCGAATAGTATTGCAGTCGCAGGGAGTGATTTTAAAAAATTAAGTGACGAATATAAAGAAGATGCGATACTCATTTACGACAACGAACCACGCAACACTGAGATAATTAAAAAGATCAGTGAGGTAATCGACCTTGGGTTTAGAGTTTGCATCTGGAACGATAGAAGAGTCAAAGACTGTAAAGACATAAACGACATGATAATGTCTGGGTTGTCAGAAAGTGAAGTGGTAGAAATAATTGATAATTGTAGTTTGTCCGGTCTCTCAGCAAAATTACAATTAACGGAGTACAAAAGAACATGAATGCAGAAATCAAAGTAGTCAAATCAGACGGCAGTAAAGTAGTTATAGATTTAGATAAGATTCACAAGATGGTAGAAAAGTCCTGTAGAGGGATTACTGGTGTATCAGAGTCACTAGTAGAAATGAATAGTGGTCTACAGTTCTTTGATGGTATCACTACAAAAGAAATACAAAAGATTCTAGTGAAGTCAGCAAGTGACCTTATCTCATTAGAATCACCAAACTATCAATTTGTCGCAAGTAGATTACTATTATTTGCAATTCAAAAGCAAGTTTTCAACACCAAATGGAAAGATGCAGAAATCTATCCAGATCTAAAAGAGTTGATTGAGAGAAACATAGAGAAAGGTGTATACGATAAAGATATACTTAATCACTATGATGACTCAGAGTTAAAGAAAATCAACTCATATCTCAGACATAGCAGAGACTTTGACTTTACATATGCTGGTTTACAACAAGTAGTAGACAAGTATCTTGTACAAGATAGAAGTAGTGGTGATATCTATGAAACACCACAATTCATGTATATGTTAATCGCAATGACACTATTTAAAGACTACAAGGAGAATAGACTTGAATACGTTAAACGGTACTATGATGCCATATCGACTTACAAAATTAACATTCCGACACCTATCATGGCAGGAGTCAGAACTCCACTCAGACAATTCGCCTCTTGTGTTCTCGTCGACTCAGATGATTCACTCCAATCCATATTCTCATCAGACATGGCAATTGGAAGATATGTCGCCCAACGGGCAGGTATTGGTATCAATGCTGGACGTATTAGAGGAATCGGCAGTAAAATTAGAGGCGGTGAGGTACAGCACACTGGCGTCATACCTTTCCTCAAGAAATTCGAATCAACTGTACGATGTTGTACGCAAAATGGTGTCAGAGGCGGCAGTGCAACTGTACATTTTCCAATCTGGCATCAAGAAATTGAGGACATTATTGTCCTTAAGAATAACAAAGGTACAGAAGACAACAGAGTCAGAAAACTAGACTATAGTATTCAGTTAAGTAAATTATTTTATGAGAGGTTCTTAAAAAATGAAGATATTACTTTGTTCAGTCCTCACGATGTCCCTGGTCTCTACGAATCTTTCGGCAGTGACGGGTTCGATGAGTTATATCAGAAATATGAAAATGCATATTCTATCCCTAAAACTAAAATAAGTGCAAGAGAGTTGTTTCAGGATCTATTAAAAGAAAGAGCGGAGACTGGCCGTATCTATATTATGAACATAGACCATAGCAACACACACAGTAGTTTCAAAGACAAAGTAAACATGAGTAATCTTTGTCAAGAGATTACATTACCAACTGATCCTATCGATCATATCGATGGTGAAGGCGAGATTGCTTTATGTATCTTGTCAGCAGTGAATGTTGGTATCGTCAAAGATGATGAGTTTGAAGAGGTGTGTGACCTTGCAGTTAGGGGTTTAGAAGAGTTGATTGACTTTCAAGAATATCCTGTAAGTGCCGCAGAGAGATCGACACTTGCACGTAGAAGTCTTGGTATTGGTTACATTGGTCTTGCACACTTTCTTGCAAAGAACAAGTTAAAATACGATCAACCAGAAGCATGGCAACTTGTCCACGAGTTGTCTGAAAGATTTCAGTACTATCTATTGAAGTCTTCAAATAACATCGCGGCAGAGAAAGGGGCATGTGACTACTTCGATAGGACCAAATATAGTGATGGACTATTACCAATCGATCACTACAAAAAAGAAGTAGATGAATTAGTTCCTCATAATCTAAAAATGGATTGGGAACAATTAAGATCAGATATCAAAGAGCATGGACTAAGACACTCGACACTCACAGCACAAATGCCAAGTGAATCGTCAAGTGTTGTATCAAATGCAACAAATGGTATCGAACCACCTAGAGATTACTTGTCAGTTAAGAAGAGTAAGAAGGGTACACTCAAGCAGATTGTACCACAATACTCACATCTTAAGTCAGCATACACTCTACTATGGGATATGCCATCTAACGAGGGTTATATCAACATTGTAGCAGTCATGCAGAAGTTTTTCGATCAAGCAATCTCTGGCAACTGGTCATACAATCCAGAGAATTATGAGAACAATGAAGTACCAGTATCTGTAATGGCAAAAGATTTGTTGAATACATATAAGTATGGATGGAAAACATCATACTATCAGAACACCATGGATGGTAAAACTGAAGATGTAATCACTGATCCAAACTCAGCAACAAATGATTATATACCACCAATGATAGATTCTGTACAAAGTGACGAAGGAGAAGATTGCGATGCCTGTGCCATTTGATAAAAGAACTGTAATAACACGTAGATATGCTACAGAGGACGATCCTAGAACTGCCTCAATGAGAGTGGACCCTTTGACATATGAATTTATGACAAAGAGATACGTTGTTCTTAGAAACTTTATACCTCAAGATGTTATTAAGTTGACACTTGACACATGGAGATCATTCGAAACACACCCATCATACGATAGTGTGATGAATCATGAGAATAGAGATATCACTTGGAGAAATCCAGAATCATCAATTGGTAAATCACATGGTGGTTGGTGTACTCCATGGGGGAATTCTCTTCATGAATGGGTCCACAAAAAGTTAGATGACTATATAGATTTACCACTTGAACAAACATACTCTTATACACGAAATTATAAGAGAGGGGCATATCTTGGTGCACACTTAGATAGAGCATCTTGTGAGATTAGTGCAACAATTTGTTTAGATTACAAATCAGATGATGGTAAACCTTGGCCAATTTGGATCAGAGGGGACCATAACTTTGGTGGTTGGGAAGCAGATAAAGTTCAATCAGTGACACAGAAATTAAATCACAGAGAACGAATCAAAGAAAACTGTACACAATTATATCTAGAACCAGGTGACATGTTGCTATATCAAGGACCAAATGCACCTCATTGGAGAGATTACTTTTTAGGTGATTATTCGTATCACATATTTTTACATTTCTTCAATCAGTTCTCATCTATGAGAGGTATGGAAAAGTGGCAAATTGCTGACGAAGAAGTTATCAATGATATAGAGAAGACACCAAGACCAGCAATGTGTAGAACTTCAGCATTATTATATGATGGTCGTAAACATAGATTGTCAACAGATAATGATGATAGAACTGAGTCGTATACAGAATTTATGAATGAGTATAACAAACTTGCACACTACCCCGACAGAGAAGAATTGTATCAGAGATTTGTAAACAACTTTGAACTTGATGAAGAGTATACAAAGTTCACAGATAAAAAAGAAAAGAAATGACGTATAGGCCTCAAATTGTAAAATGTTATGTATGCAGAGTAGACATAGATGTATCTGAAGTCAGATATCATACATCAATAGAAGAGGGTTCACCAGCAAAACCATTTTGTGGTCCTGAATGCAGTTTGAAATATTACCAAGAGAAAAAAGGAAACAATGACAGTATTTAACAAGAACAACGTAGATTTTAAGAAGGGTAAACTGTTTTTTGGTGATGCATTAAACACACAAAGATTTGATGAGTTCAAATACCCAATCTTCGACAAACTTACACAAAAACAATTAGGATTCTTCTGGAGACCAGAAGAGGTATCATTACAAAAAGATAGAGCAGATTATCAACAGTTGACAGATGCACAAAAGCACATCTTCACTTCTAATTTGCGATATCAAACTTTACTAGACTCAGTTCAGGGAAGGGCACCATCCATAGCATTTCTACCTTTCGTGACTCTACCTGAACTTGAGTCTTGTATTATCACATGGGACTTTATGGAAACAATCCATAGTCGATCATACACTCACGTAATTAAAAATGTGTATAGTAACCCAAGTGATATCTTCGACACAATTATCGATGAACCAGCAATCGTCAAGAGAGCAGAAATGGTCACAGAAAAGTATGATGACTTTATTGCATTGGGACGAAGAAGACTTTTAGGACTCAAGGTTGATGACTATGATCTGTATAAAGCATTGTATCTTGCTTTGATTTCAGTAAACATTCTTGAGGGGATACGGTTCTTCGTCTCTTTTGCATGTTCATTTGGATTCGGCGAGTTGAAACTCATGGAAGGGTCAGCAAAGATTATATCATTCATTGCACGTGATGAAGCACAACACCTTGCCATATCTCAGCATATGCTTAAGTGTTACAAGAATCACGAGAACGACAAGATTATGAATCAAGTCATGAAAGATTGTGAGAAAGAAGTATATCAAATGTATGAAGATGCAGTAAATCAAGAAAAAGAGTGGGCAGAATTCTTATTTAAAGACGGTTCAATGATCGGGTTATCAGCACCACTACTTGGACAGTACGTAGAATTTATCGCAAACAAAAGACTTAGAGCAATTGGACTGAACCCAATCTATGATATCAGTTCAACTAACAACCCTCTACCTTGGACTCAACATTGGTTCAACAGCAGAGGATTACAAAATGCACCTCAAGAAACTGAGATTGAATCTTATGTTATTGGGGGTATCAAGCAAGACGTATCAGACGACACGTTTGCAGACTTTAAATTATAGGAGAATATCATGGAGTGGTTAACACAGTTTTTTAAACAACCTAAACCTACTAAACCAACAATCAAAGTAGTAGATGTAATGAAAGACGATGTTGATCCTAGTGAAGTTACTATAGAGAATGCATATAAGACTAGGTGGATATGGTACCACACTATCTTAGCAATACTAATCGCAATGACGAATTTAATTCTTCTTGCGATTCTTGTACTTTTGGCGGTAAAGTTATAATGGAACTTGGATTATTATTCGCAATAACAATTATGGCACTAGCAGGTATATATGGTGTGCTAGTGAGAAGTTTAGAAGGTACAAAGGGTATCACAAAACCATATAGAACAAAAACAGGCAGACTTCGAACTGCTAAAAAATCGAGAGAGAGGTATATTGTATGATAGAGATATGGAGTAAACCAGCATGTCCTTATTGCGTAAAAGCAAAACAACTATGTGAGAGAGAAGGACACGAATTTGTGTACAAGATGTTAGATGAAGACTTCACAAGAGAAGAACTCTTTGAAGAATTTCCTACAGCACGTACATTTCCACAAATCAAAGTAGATGGTGAAGCAATAGGTGGTTTCGATCAATTAGTGAAATGGAACGACACTGATTGGAATGAGAAGTGAGACGAATCTACCTTTACTTACCACCTGAGAAAGATCAGGACGTCATTTGTGAAAGATGGAAACATCTATTCAAGAAGATAGATCGAATGACATGCGAGGTAAGAGTCTACGTAGCAGGATTAGACTTTGCTAAAGCAGATGCAAAGTATGATCTCCCTTATGCAGTAGACTGTCCACCAAACTCAGATGTATTCAAGAAGCAATCATTTGAGTCTATGTGGAAAAAGTTTATAGTCAATACTGGTAAAGCAGAAGACGACTATATACCAAAATATGATTGATCAGGTTTGGAAAAGAATCTCACCATCGAACAATGTATATTATTTTGATGGTGTAGAAAAGATTGATATTCGTATATGTCCTAAGAATGGTCTATCGACTATCAAAGATGCCCATATGTTGGTTAGGGCAAAAAACTTAAACGCAACAGATCGATTGATAGATATAGAGACTCATGCAGATCGTATCAATCCACCATTTAGAAAGGGTTCGATAAGAATAGCAATTACAAGAGATCCTGTAGAGAGATTTTTATCAGCAATAAGATGGTTACATGCGAATCACCCATTCACATACGACATCGATGAGACAATAGAACTTTTACAAAGTGGTAAAATGGTATATGAACCTCATTTCTTTTCACAGAGTTACTATCTAGGTGAGAGACGTGAATATGATGCTATATACTCAATTGATTCTATGAGAGACTTACTCAGTAAGTTATATCATAATCATGGAAGACTAGACAACTATGGTGCTTTTGTAGGGTTACATAGTAATAGAACTAGTCAGTTTAAAATGTTCAGTGCAATAACAGAACAACAACGCAACAATATCGAAGAATTATATTCGATAGATTACCAGAGAGGATGGAAAATTGATTAACATTAGATTTTGGTGTGATGATTGTGACAGAGAGTACGATATCACACAGGTCGACGAGGAGTTAGAACATCAGGAAGATGTCAAATTGAGAGTTTGTCCGTTTTGTGAGACAAAAGTGACAGATTTTTACGATATTCCTGAGGAATAGGTTGACAATAACCCCCTTTTTCATGTAATATTATGACTAAATCATTGCAAAGAGAACCATATCCAATGCTTGACATAGCAATCAAGGGTAGAATTCGTGAAAAGAGACGTATCAATACATTCGTTAAGTCAGTGATGGCATATCTATCACCACGATTACGTAGAGATATAAGCATAGAACTAAACGTTATAAACAAATGTGATGGTGATGCCTATGCTCTATGTTGGGGTGATAAAAACGAAGTGATTATAGAATTGGCACGTAGTTCTCGTGGCCACAAGTTCACTCTCGATGAAATGATGCTCAATCTAGCACATGAGTTAGTACATGCCAAACAATTCATAACAGGTCAATTATCACCAGTTCGTATGAAATGGAAGACAATCGATCATGCCAAAACCCCCTATTCGAGACAACCTTGGGAACTCGAAGCATATCGCAAAGAAGAGAAGTTATACAAAATATTCTGGGAATAACCCTTGACAATGGGTTGCATTTTTTCATATACTAGTAGTATGAAAAAAGTAAGAATAAAAGGTAATCCAGTAATAGATGGTCAAGTTAAAGACGGTGCTATTATTGATATACCTATACCTTCTATATTAAATGACCTTGCTCTTAGTGGTGATGGTGATGATTGGGATCTAATGTGTAAGAGATTACCAAGTTTTGGTTTTATGAATCCTATTGGTAAAATGGCAATTAGTCATATATCTGTAGATGGTGGTAAAAATTGGAGAGTGTTTCACTAATGGTAGTAATTTTTGACGTTGATGGTACAATAGCAGATGTTGAACACAGAAGACATCATGTTAACGGCACGTCAAAAAAGAATTGGAAAGCATTCAGACAAGAGACAAAGAACGACACACCTGTTCAATGGGTGTGTGACATTGCAAAGAGACACATCGCCCTTGGTGATGATGTAGCATTCTTCAGTGCAAGAAACGAATCAGAAAGACATATTACAGAGAAGCAAATCTCAGAGTGGATTGGCGACGGACATAAGGGGGTCTTCTTGAGACCTGATGGTGACTACAGATGTGATGCAGAGTTTAAGTTAGACTTAGCAAACAGGTTCGAAGAACTTGGTGGTAAGATCGATTTAGTATTCGACGACAGAAACAAAGTAGTCGAAATGTGGAGAAACAGAGGCACTACGTGTGTCCAAGTAGCAGAAGGAGACTTTTGATGGAAACAGCAATTGCATTTATTGGTGGTTTTACTCTTCTAACTTTCGCAGGGTTTTTTGCGATTGGTTCAGCAGAAGCAGTAGCAAACCAAAAAGGACAATCATTGTTCAAGAAAAAAAATGGAGATAAGTAATGGAATCAGTAGAGACTAACAAAGTATACGATGGTATACAACATGTTTACACCTTTGAGAATGGATATGGTGCTAGTGTAGTTAAGCACGAGTATTCATACGGAGGTAAGAAAGGTCTCTGGGAACTAGCAGTGCTAGATGATGGTGAAATTACCTATTCAACACACATCACTGAAGACGTTATTGGACACCTTCAGTGGTGTGATGTCTTAAACATACTAGAGGATATCAAGGCACTATGAAGTATTTGAAAGAGATTACAGAATGGGAGTCTGATATCCCTAATCACACCTACATGCTCAATGACAAGAACGAACTTGTAGGGTATATCAAAACAGGTACCAAAGAAGAGATTCTATTCAAGAGTCCAATGAAGCAATTTAGTAAGTCTAGACGTAAGTTTGTAACGTTAAAAAGGTAACCCAACCCCTTGACAATGACCCCTACTTTTTAGTATTATATAAGCATGAAAGATAAAGTAAAAAGAATATTCATCGACATGGACGGAGTCTTAGCAGACTTCTTGAGGGGTGTCGAGAAACCCGAATATATTGGTCACCCTCTAACAAATGATGATGCAGGGCATAATGAATATGACCTGAGAAAAGAAGAACTTACAAACAAAAGATTATTTGCTAACTTACCACCAATGGTCGATATGTACGATCTGATTGGTTACGTAAAGCATTGCAATGTCCCATGGGAGATATTGACTGCCGCCGGTACTGTTAACAGAGAACTTGTTGTTCATGACAAAAACGAATGGATCAGAAAGTATGTCGATCCAAGTGTTGTAGTCACTTGTACTATGACTGGTACTCAGAAGGCCGCATTTGCTTTCGAGGGTAGTGTTTTGATTGACGACAGAAAGAAGAACATCGATGCATGGGAGAAAGCAGGCGGTATCGGTATCGTCCACGAAAGTGCAGAGAAAACTATCAGACTATTGAAGGAGTTAAGAAATGGTTGAAGTTACACGTAAGAGTCCACTCACAGGCATCTATAACAAGATGTATCTTGATATTACACCTGAGCAGGTGGCAGAGTGGAATGATCCAAGGCGTACTAAACTAATTCAGGATATCTTTCCTGATCTCAACGATGATGAACGAGAGTTCATTATGACTGGTTACACAGTTGCCGATTGGAACGCAATGTCTTCACAATAGGGGCGTAATGCTCGGGCAGGGGTGTAGGTCAAGTATCACAAAATCCACAATATATTACACGATTGATGTGTGCGACCAAACCCCGCCAGATTTATGCACTAAATAAAAATATGAAGGAAAAGATGAAAAAACTCTGGGACTGGATTAAGTCCCTTTTTCAAACACGGTACAAAGTCACAGTGTCGTTCAATAAGGAATGGGGCGATGCAGACGATCGGTCATACATTACAAGAAAAGTGTTGATTCAGAAAGAAAAGCACTTGAAATTTCGTGATGAGAATGGTAAAATAGTAGAGTACAGAAGTGCCGCGGGTTTAAACTATATCATCGAGGACGTATAACATGCAACAATTTTTTATAGCAATTATTCTAGTCTTGGGATTAGGATCGTGGTTCTTATACAATGAGAATCAAACACTCACTGCAAACAACATCAAGTTGGAACAAGCAGTCGAAGAGCAGAAAGAAACAATGAGAGTAATGCAAGAGAACTTTGAGAAACAAGGTAAAGCATTATCTAATCTTCAACGTAAGACTGCTCAAATCGAAGCAGAGAAGGATCAGTATCTCCAGATCTTTCGTAAGCACAATTTAGATAAACTAGCATTGTTGAAACCTGGGTTAGTAGAACTCAGAGTCAACAAAGCAACTAAGGAGATATTTGAGGTACTAGAGAATGATACTAAAGAAATTAGCACTATCACTTCTGGCGATAACAACGATTAGTGGTTGTTCTTTACTAGGAACAAAACAGATCGAAGTTGTCTCTAAACCTGTAGAGATCGAAATCATGCAACCTACTATGCCAAGGGAAATCAAACTTGGCGTACCAAAATGGTATGTTGTATCAGAAGCAGTAATCACTAACCCATGTAAAAAAGTCTTAGACGAAGAGACAGGTAAAGAAAGACGACCAAAACAATGTGACTTAGATCAGAGAGATAATCCTGATTGGCCAGTCGGTTATACCTATCTAGATCGATTCTTAGATGATATGAAGAAAGCAAATGCAGGTGATGTTCTGTTTGTTGCAACTACTGTAAATGATTATGAACTCATGTCCTCAAACGTACAAGAACTGAGACGATATATAAGAGAGTTAGGAGAAGTTATTGTTTATTATAATGATGTCACTACACCATCAGGAGAAAAGGGTGTTGGGGCGAAAGTGAGAAAGAATGAAACCAATCAAGATAACTAGTCAATCAAATACATTCATGCCCGCATCGGGCGATTATATGATGTTATTTCCTACACCATTCTTTAATGGTGTAATGCCACTCAATCATGCAGAAGTCAGACGAGACATGGACATGATGATAGATCGGGTTTATGAAAGATACCCAGACGACAGAGGCAAAAACTACACAACCTATTTCGATCATGATTTACAACTAGAGACACACCAGTTCGAGTGGTTCAACACATTCTCTAACGTACTCAAAGACACATACGTAAAGATGAACATGGACATGTTTGGTGTAGACTTATCAGACTATGCAAGACATGACATTCATTTGTTTGCATGGTTAAACAGATATACAGACGATCACCAACATACAACCCATGACCATGTGAACTCACGAATCTCTGGGACATACTATGTTGGTATGGGCGAAGAAGCGGCACCAATTAGATTTTACAATCCAGCAAGTACGGCCGTCTTCAGTCATGGTACTAATAACGACCATTTCCCCATAGACGATTCAAACAAACATTTTGTTGCTGGTGCACCTGGTACTCATACTGAATATCATTTCAAAGCAACAGATGGTGATTTTCTACTATGGCCAAGTTATGTTCTACACTCAGTAGATAGAGCAGACAAACCAGATGTTAGATATAACAGGTATAGTATATCGTTTAATCTATACCATAATCTAAAGAACTTATCATACACTGATACAGGTGAAGATATGTCGTATAGTTTTTTAAGGACTAATAATAATGAGTAAAGCATATGACGTAGATGAACTATACAAGGTAGCAGAGACTTGGACACCTGAGTTTCGTGATGGTGTATTGTACATCGATAACTTTTATGAAAACCCAGATGCCATACATGAGCATCTAACAAAACGTGATTATCCATTATGGAAATATAATGCTGAGAGAGGAGAGAGCAGAAACGGAATCGATTATAATGATTGCAGAATCGTAGATAAGATCGGGCATCCGTCGAGGGTATATCATGCTAACATGCAGAGACTCCTCGACATTTGTAGACAATATTGGTGGAAAGGCCACTACAATTGGCAAGAAGTACATGAGTTCAATTGCTTTCAAACTATCGAGCAAATGGACACCAAGTACCAACATTATCCACACATAGATTCAGAACTTGCATGTCCTGATGAACTCTCAGTGTTAAACATGTTAGTCTATTTGGACAAAGAAGAGAGTGGTGGTACAGCAGTATATGGTGGTGAGTGGATCACAAACGATGAGCAGATCAATGTACTCTATCCTGTAGAAGAACGATTTACAATCGAGCAGATCATACCAGCAAAATTCAATAGATGTGCAATCTTTCCTGGTAACAGAATGCATGGTGCATATATCGATGATTACAATTGCTACAGTGGTGACAATTGGAGAATCAGTCAAGTAACATTTTTTCACCCAGATAAGAGACAATAATGCCAAAGTTTAAAGCAGGCCTTGCCAATTCAGCAATCGATCTAACAGAAGAACAACTTGATAACATGAAAGAGGGTGGTGCAACTGCTACTGCTCTAGAAAGTAAAGATGAAGATTGGATGGCAGAGGACTATCGAGACTTCAACACACTCATCTATACAACACGAGTATTGACTGAACAAGCATGTTTAGAGATACGAGACTTTCATTACAGCACACCTTATTACGATGAAGATGAGATTGCAGAGTTACACCCAGATAAATCATACAAGCAACGTATTGGTGATAACGATGTTTGTGTGATGAAAGGTAGACAGAAAAAAACAATTGTAGATATCGTAAATCCGGCACTGCCAGAAATGATGGACTTTGGTGCATGTATGGAGATAGAGACAGTAAATTATCCAGAAGGTACGTTTGTGGACTTTGGAACTGATCCAGAATATAGAGGTATATGCGTCTTTACACTAAACGATAACTATAGAGGGGGACGTTTTTATATACAACCAGGCGCACTCCTAGACCCGCCAATGGGTAGTTTAGTTGCTTTCAACAACACAGACATTAACATACATGGAATGGAACCACTATACGATGGCAATCTATGGGCACTTAAACTGTATTTCAAACGTATAACAGATGCAGACGTACAAAAACTTGCAACAGACCCAGGAAATAAAAATGCCATATAAGAGACCAGACGAATACGAACCAGTATTTCCTCATGAGAATGTGAAGTTTCAAGAACACATCATGACGATTGAAGACTTTCTACCTACAGATTGGATAGAAGAACTAGAAGAATGTTGGAAAGATTGTGAAGCAAGGGGTTACGTAAAACAAAGACGTGAGTATCACAACCCAAATAGAATGCAGATCGATGATAGGTCATTACTGCATATGGAAATACCACGTATGATGACTCAGAACATTACACCTATTTGTCACTACGTAGAAGACAATGGACTAGGTGCATATAACACCAAATACAATCTCCGTGCAATTGACGTATATCGAGACGTATACGTAAGTGGAGCAAAACTACAAAAGACTCTCCCTGGAGAAGGGTATCACATTTGGCATCATGAACATGGTCGTGATAATGCTAATCAAAATACTATGTTAGCATGGATGGTATATTTGAATGATATTGAAGAGGGTGGTGAGACAGAGTTTCTACATCAGTCAATTCGAATCAAACCTAAGAAGAACATGTTCGTATGTTGGCCAGCATACTTTACACATATGCACAGAGGTAACCCACCTTTGAGAGAAGAGAAGTTTGTTGTTACAGGTTGGATAGATTATTTCTAAAAACATCTTGACCAGTAACACATAAGTGAGTATAATAATATTATGGGATTTATTAATTTAGGTAGTTCTTTACGATACGGACCACATGGTAAGAAACGTAAGACTCAGGCGTTTACTAAAAAACGTACTAAATATAATGACTTGATACTTCAGCAACAAAAGATTTATGATCAGGTGATGCAAGAAGTATCAGAACAAAAGTATCCTTCACTGGTATCTAAAAGCACAGGCAATCCTACACCACGTGTAGAACCTATGCAATATACTGGTGAGAGAAAACTTATAGGTATTGGTACGATGCACAAATCGAACCTAGTACCTATATTTGAAGATGATAAACAATTTGCTAAAGATTTAGCAAGAATGCGAAGATAGGAGTAAATTATGGCATTTAATATTGTGACAGTAGTAACTTCAGATGACCCATCAAGGACCATCGAAGATGCTAAGAGATTGAAGTTATCGTTAGACAGAGAAAGAATCTTTCAGTCAGATGGCGTACTTCAAACTAAGTTTTACGTTGTCACTGATCTCCCTAGAGAATCATTTGCAGAAGGGTTTGGCCCTGGTAAACCTAAACTGATTCAATTTGAGAGAGAAGGCGATGACGATGCACTGCATGATCCATCATTCTATCAACGATATATCTTTGACAATCATTACTTTTCAAGTGATGATAAAGTTTTATTCATCGATGCCAATTGCGTAGTCAGAGACTTGATGCAGACCGTAGTGTATGCAGGGTTACCTGACAAGGGAGATCCAAGACATTGCCAGTATGACCTCACCGAAGAGCAAGAAAAGTTGATTAAAGATGAGAATCTATCAACATTGTTTCTTCAGAAGGATTGGACTGGACGATGCGATACAATCTTTCAACCTTGGTTCTACGCATTTAATTACGGTTCAATGAAAGACTTCGCACAAAGTATGTTCGATGATGATAAAATCAAAAACTATAAAACGTTTATGCATTTTGTCGAAGAAGAATTCGATGGTTTCGTATTGCAACAACCCCCAGGATTGACTGGTCCATATGTGATTAGTGATGAAGATGCAAACGAAAACATTAATCAGGCATTCATCAAAGAATGTCAACCTCACTTCCCAGGTCAATGGAGAGGATTAGGTGGTGACGAAGAAGCATTATTCATCTCATTCGAGCATGAATATAGAGATATCTCAAGGCAATGCAGTATTTTGTATCTAGATAGAGGTGAAGATTTATTGGATCCTCGTTCAGATCGATATGCTGAACTCTGGTTAGTCTAGTCGTCGAGTCCGTTATATTTAACGGCAAGATTAAAGAACTGACCAAGTTTGTGAGATTCACCAACTTTATTAGAACGGATTGACATATTCATTGTGGCAATCCGTTTCTTTTTGGCGTCCTTTAGGTGCAAAAAGAAGTTTTGCTTAGATGTAGATGATGCCTCAGCATCGATGTGTTTGAGTTGAGCAAGATACTTACCAAGACGATTGCCGTCTTTGACCTCTTTATATGATTTACCAAATGCCTTAATAATAACAATAGGTATACCATCTTTGACTTCTTTGAGAATATTAGCACGAGCATAGTCAATAAACTTACTGGTGTCCTGACTGAACACCTTCATCGTATAATTCCTACATATCTCTAATGCTTCATCGTATTTCTCATTATACAAATCTTTCTCATTATCTTCAAAGTCAGCAAGAAT